GATTAAAGATATATACGATGAGATCGCAAAAACTTCCAAACCGCTGTTTAATGCCGCAGCGGACGCAGCCAAGACTAAATTTATGGACGCAGAAAAAGCGTCCATAACGGCTGATACGAAATACAAACGACTGCTGAAAAGCGGCACTAGCAGCGACTCTCGTGCAGCGCTAGCGGCGGAGAAGACTAAAAAACAACGTGACGAGGCCCGAAATGATTGGATTAAGGCTACGTCTGCGCAGTTCGTAGCGGCTTTTGCGAAGGTTAACGATAGACCCCAACTTCTAAATGAATATAAAAAACAATTCGCTAGTGCCGAGGATTCGGCTAGAAGTATGTTTAATAGAGTGCCTGGAGAGTTGGGGAAAGTTATGACAGCTATCACAAGCAAACTTGCGAAAGTAGTCAAAGATAAGTCCAAGTCCACTAACCTCCCCCCGGATCGGAATGCCGAAAAGCTTTTGACCGCGGAACTGTTGAGGAATTCTGATAGGGCATACTTAATGCGTATAGATGATCATCTATATATAGATGATTCGGAAAACGGTTTGACACCGGCACTAGTGCCGGCAAATACCCCGCTAGCCGAAAAGAACCTCACACCACCGCCCAAAGAGCCACCACCTGTAGATGATCCGGAAGAGCACATGCGCCTCACGGACGACGAGATCCGTGACCAGATTTTGAATGCCCAAAAGAACGTCGCCGCCATGAAAGCCAAAGCAAAACTTGAGCAGGTCAACCAAATGCAGTACCATGATCAGACTGGCGGCGCCCCTATTATCACCACTCTTTCACCAGTTAATAATAATGCTGATAATCGTCAGGTGACTAATAATATTACCAATAATGAATACACCATCCACTCAGCCATGGCAGCCCTGGGCTGGTGGGACAAGCCAGTCACAGCCCAGTAGTGAGTAGCACATAAAAAAAGGGAGAGCTAAAAGCTCCCCCTCTTCTATTAGTCTTCGGCTAACTTCTTGAAGAACGATAAACTATCATCCTCCGCATCATCAACTGTATCCACAGCCCACGAAGGCGATGAAGCTTCAGTCTTGCGCTCTGGAGCAGTCGCTTCTTTGAACTGAGGCTTGAAGTTCAACACAGTCGGCTCGTCTTCCTCTGCGGTCGTTTTGGGTGCATGTGAACCGCCATCAAGAGCTAGTACCCGATAGAGTTTAGTCTTCAGGTCAGTGTAGCTCTTGAAATTCTTAGGATCAACGAGTTCCTGTAAAGAGTGCTGTGACTTCCAGATACGCTCCAACTCTACATCCAGATGGGGTCCCGCACGCCATTCCTCATCAGTGAGTAGAGGAGTAGCAGAAGCGAAATCAGAACGATCATAGTTACGATATCCTTCTACGTTACGAATCTTGAGATTGAAGTTTGCACCTTCCCAAAAGTCAAAAGGATTAATAGGAGTCTCATCTTCAAACTGAGGGTTCATAGCTTCGTTCAGTTTGTCGAAAATCTTCTTACCATACTGATAGAGAAATACTTTACCTTCATTCGAAGGATTAGCAGAGTCTTTTACAATACGTACATTAGAGAAGTATTTCAGCCGACGCTTCTGTTTACGAGCAATATCCTTATCAGAATCAACACCAGAGTTCCAGAGCGTAGAGTTGTACTCAGACACTGGGTCTTCTTGGCCAATTGATGTAAGCGAGTTCTCAATGTACCAACCACCAGGGCCTTGAAAGCCGTGGTCCCAGAGACGAACGAAAGGCATATCTTCGCCGTCTGGTGCTGGTAGAAAGCGGAGTACAGCGTAGCCATTACCAGCCTTATCAACTTGTGGCTTCCAGATACGGTCATCACCGTATGACTGCTTTGCTGAAGAGCCGTTCAACTTCTGGAGTTGAGCGTTTAGTTTATCAAAAGAATTCTTTTGAGTTTTCATTTGCTCGAATGATGTCATTTGTATTTTCCTAGTATTGCGATTTATCCAAAACGGTCAAGTAATGCTTGTTTCATTACTGACCTATCATATTGTAGAAACGGTTTATATTTACTACTCTTAGAGTATACAACTTCCCAGATGATTTGTAAAGCTATTTTTGAATTCCAATGCTTAAAAATATCTAGAACGTCGTCGAGTATAATCAGCGATTCCAGTGAAAAACGACCAGATAGAACTTCGTTTAACAATGGTGGGTGCTGACCATCTACCACTTTAAAGTTAGAGTCAAAATCTTCGTCTAATGTTCGTATCTCCTGCTTGAAGTGATATGATAGTGATTGAATTTTCTTCGACCACTGCTTATATATAGCGTCACTTTCATTGTTTAGTAGGTCTCCAACCCATAACTTTTTGTCAGAGTTGACCATGTTAGCAACGATATAATTCTTATAATCATTATGTTTTGATAACTTATAGAACTGAAACTTATCCTTTCGAATCTCAAACGACTGAGGAGAAGCGTTCACTTTGCCGTTATACTTGAAGTAGTCATACGACGAGTTGAAGTGCCTCTGTAGTGCTAGATACGCAATGTAAGTCTCGTATGCGTCTCTGGTCGAGTATGTGCTCATACAGGCAGCTTTGCAGTCCTTTCCATTAGACGAAGGTCTTCAGCTTCATCTTGAATGCGAGATTTGAGATTTGAGTTTTTGCGAATGATATCACCTAGTGCTTCAATTTCAATATCATTCTTTTGTGCGTACTCCAAAACAGCATCCATATAATTGCTGTCTGGCTCTTTTGCGAGTTTATGAACATAAGTCACGAACTCCTCATACTGTAATTTTAGCGTCATGGCAATCGTTCCTTATAATTCATGATTGATGTTTCCTCATCTACAGCAAGTTCTATGTGTTCAGCAGCGGAAAGCATATGCGTCTCCCTGGTTATATTTCTTCTAGACGAGTTAGTGCCATCTCTTGTTCTAAGAGATGATAGTATTCTTCCTCTTCGATGATGTATGGAGAATGAGACATGATCCACTGCACAGACGAATTCACTGAATCGTGAATAAAATCTTCAGCTTCATAGAAACAATCGAACTCAGTGATCTCTGGATTTGAGTCAAGTGAGTCCGCTGCAATTGTTACACGATATCTCATACTACACACTCCTGAACTTTGTTTCTGTCATTATAATATAGCACAGTTAGAGATAAATGTAAAGAACTATTTTAGATTTTTTCAAAAAACTGTGTATAACTTTTCAAAAAAAATATGGTGCCGGATGAGAGATTCGAACTCCCGTCTAATCATTACAAGTGATTTGCTAGACCAACTCAGCTAATCCGGCTTTATTCTTATAACTTTTTAATACCTAGTGACCAATTCTCAGCGGCATCTTCGACATAATGGATAGATTTGCCCGGGAAACGTTCTTCTTTGAAAACATTTTCACCTTTGAAATACTGAACGCCATATCCAATATCATCTTTGAACACTTCAGCTCGAAGCATCGTAGGTGCTGCTTCGCTAAAATAAGTGCTAATCTGTGTTTTCATTATTTTGCTCCAGATATTTCACGAGTTTGACCATTGTATCCACAAAGGAATGATATTGCACTAGGTTTGTGCGTATATTTAGATACGTATTCTGTATTGGAGTTTTTATGATGAATCCAAATCTCGTAATAATCATCTAAATGATGTATTCTTGCGGCGGCATCACGCTTATTCATTGGCATTTTTGCAACAAACATAAAAGCTCCTATAAAAAAATATAGAGAGGAGAGTTCAACTCCCCTCTATAGATTGCTTTAGAATTTGACTGAGGTTCTAAATCCAAGGTTAGTGTCTTGATATTCGCCATCACCATCTGTGTTCACTGTAACATAGGGGGTAATTTTTGTACCAAATATATTAGCATTATAACCTGCTTCATATTCAACATCAGACAACGAAACAACGTTCGAAGCATTAACAACTACTGTTGGCATTACACCAACATAAACATTGCGCCAATCGACAACTGCTTGCGACTCTGATGTAATCGTTTCTGCATCGATTGCATATGCTACATCATTAGTGATTGTAAGACCAAGCCCATACGGCAGTAGACCTCCTTTTGGTGCTGCATTATCATCTGCTAGTGCAGGTGTTGCAACGAATAATGCTGTAACTGCTACAGCAAGTAGTAACTTCTTCATTTATTAAACTCCTATTGTGTGTGTTGTTACATCTGTATATATCTTAATTCATATCAGTCTTTCTTTGCTGGATCAACTGGGCTGTCAAGGTCGAACTCGCCACGCTTAATAGCTTTAGTCATTAGGTCAGCGAGACTCGCATCGTATGTACCGCCAAACTTTTCATCAGGATTATAGCTTTCTTCTTTTTTCTCTTCGCTCATGGTAATCATCCTTTGTAGCGATAATAGTATTCTACGACTTTTTACAGCTTCTGTCAACTGTTTTTTCAAACTTTTTACGATACTTTTAAAAGCAAATCCTGTATAGACGCCTTGAATGAAAAGTCTGTCTACGTCATCGTCTTTTCGTTCTTCTACTTCTACAATTTTGATGACAGAAGTGGGCGGTAAAATAATCTCTTGCTCACTAGAATGCACACTATGCTCTAAGATAGGTAGAACTTTAGTCCCCTTTGGTAAGAAGATTCGCATTTTATCCTTACCACCAAAACCCAACGTTGGTCTTATAGATGTACTCAGGAAAGCGGCATCACAGTATTCGTATCCAGGAACAATATTGTCTTTCATTTTATATGGCACATGAGTAGACCGATACACATACAAGCTCTCTGGTAAAGGTTTGAGATTTTCAAAAGCTCTCGCCAATTTAGCAATCTTTTTGCCGCTAGTTGTCAGTTCGGCAATCTCATCCTTAGAAATGGGTGCATTTGCAAGCAACTTACTTATGATATGTCTAAGAGGACCGTTGAAAGAGCCAAAGCCTGAACCACTATATGACGTAGCAGATTTATAAATTGATTTGGGCAATTTTTTTATTTCTTCATAATAATTAAGACCAGTAGTCTCTGCATAAGCATCAGGGCCATCTTGCATATACTTTATAATTGTAGATGCATCATAATCCTCACTCTCTACGAAGTATCCATCTTCAATCGTCACACCACCTGTGCCAGCCCCAGGCATTGTTGATTTGAATTCTGACATATCAACATCTAACTTATTAATCTTTGTTTTTTTCGTTTTTTTGTCAACAAGCGCTTCAATGTTGTCAGCGATCTTAGAGTTTCTATAATCAATAATCGCTTCCATATGGTATTCATCGTCAACAGAAATAGGAAATGCTACGTACTTCAGAATTTCAATCCAAATTTTCTGGTAGTGCTTGACATTGGTCATGCCCAGGTTTGCACCTGGTAATACGCTTGTCGGCCCCAGGCTCGAAGAAGCCAGCGTATCTACAATTTCTTTATTTACCAAAGTCATCTGACTATACACATGCTGTAAATTTGTAAAGTTTACTTTCTGTTCATTAAACCCATAGTCCTGTAAAGCATCTACCATTTTTGCAAACTGCGGTATTGTACGAATAGCATTAGCAATTTGGCCAACTTTCGGTATATGGGTTGGGTTGAAAACTGCTTCGGTATCAAGCTTGTCTACTGCCATTTGCTTTTCGATGTGCTTTGTTACTTCATCTGAAACTTTAGCTGTTGCTAATCTATCCAATGCGTCTGTATCAGAAGGTACATCTAAATCATATTGGCCGAAAGTATATTTCTTTGATGGTGCTACTGTATGTGTTTTTTTGACTGAGGTTTTTGGCTTCATAGAGTCTAGAGACTTGAGAAGAGCGTCGGAGTTGTCTTTTTTAGAAGGGTCGAATCCAAATTCCTTAAATTCTTTTGATTTGAAAATAACTTCGGGAGATAAGGCTTTTTTTCCTATAAAGACATATCCATGATTGTATTTTTTAGTAAACTGTTTTTCGCCAACCTGAGATACTTGAAACACTTTGAAGATGTTCATCGAAGATTTTTTGAGTGCTTTAATAGCAATGCGTTCAGCTACTTTTCTTTTTCCTATCTGACCATATAGACGAATTGCTATACCAGTAAGTTTTGGACCAATTACAGTTGTTGCTTTTTTTGCAAAATCAAGCGTTGTCGCAATTACAGGCAAAATATCTAATGAATTATGAAACTTCCACCATCCAACTCCGCCTCCAATCTTTTTTACTTTACCGACTTCTAGAGTGTATATACCTTCGCCATTTTGCTCAACAAGACTGATAATATATGTGCCACCATTAATTGTAGTAGCGCCATACATCTTGCTTGGTAAGACTGTATCATCAGTCATATAGTATTCTTTGGGATTGTTCAGCGCTTCTGAGAGAAGAACGTCCTCATTTAGATTGATATAAGCGTTGAATTTTTTCAGCACGACAAGCTCCCAGTGTATACGGTTATAAACGTATTTATATCATACTTATACTTGAACTACAAGAACTTTGGGAGTTTTGTTGAGTTGAAAAGCAACGTCAAGGCGAGTATTACCGCCAAGGACACGCATCTCACCGCTCTCTTTGAACATCAGAACGATAGGCATTGTCATTGGCATATCTCGACCAATACGCTCATAGAGATTATCAATAGTATCTTCATTACGAAACTCCGGATACGAGCGATACGATTTAATCAGTCGAAGTAACTGTGCTTTAGAGCGAGTGTGGGATCTATACCGAATCGCTGCGTCAGTATAGCCATCAAGTTCAAGTACGTTACCTTCGGAAGCAGCTTGAAGAAAGGCTTCTTCACTCTCAAAGAAGTTGTTCCCCTTCAGTTCGATTTCAACGAAATATTCATGCTTCAAGTCTGCTTCAGAAGGTTTGGCCCACATATCAGTCTTCCCATTCAAAAGTGTTGTAATTTCAATTCAGCTTTTTATTCTCACTAAGGTTAGTATAAGCGTTCTGAAGGTAAATGTCAAGAGGTTTTTTGATATTTTTAAAGCTTTTTTATCGAACCCAGTCACCTGAATGATATATATCATTGTACAACTTTTTCTGCACATTATACATGATTGTCCAGATTGCAAAATAGGCAGTATGTCGCCAGTTTTGCTTCACGCTGTTTTTGAAATTATCGTAATCAATGTCCATAATCTTCGTATTCATCACCCCACAGAAAAACTGTTTGGTCACAAACAATCGAAATCGATAATCGCTATCTATACTTTCAATGATTTGCTCTTTTAACGTAGGAAATGTATTTTCTAAATCTTCTCGTACTCTTGCTCTCACGACCAAATTCATTTTATTGGTTCGGTCTTGTACTGCACTAATGTAGCTATCATTCATTACAACCCACATATTTATTATTCCTTTGCGTTATGTTTAGTTCTTTTATGTCTTATATTATTCTTTAGTAAACTCTGGATAAACATTATACAATACTATCCAGCCGCCGGTCAACTTCTCTATAACCTGCAAGTAAATCTCCTGAATCTAATCTAAATAAATCCTTATCATAACTCTGATTGTCTTTCCATAGTCGCATAGTATCCGGACATATTTCATCTGCAAGAACTAGTTGTCCGTCGTTAGTGATGCCAAACTCTAATTTAAAGTCTATTAATTCAAATCCAATTTCTTCTATAAGACTAGTTAGAAAGGTTCTGATATATTCGCTCTGAGAATGCATACTGTGTAAGTGCTCTTTACTACACAATTTTAAAGCAAGAATAGCTTCTTCACAAATTGGTGGATCATTTAAATCATCATCCTTAACGCAATATTCAATAATAGGTTGTGCTAGCTTTGCTCCAACCTCTAGTCCATATCGTTTACAAAATGTGCCAGCAGCCCTATTGCGAACAATAACTTCAATGGGAATAATATCTACTTTCTCGACTAATATCTCTCTGTTAGTCAATGTCTTAACGTAATGTGTTGGTACATTTATTTTATTAAATAGTTTAGTTGTGATACTACAATTTAATGCACCTTTGCCATCAAACTTTGCTTCTTTTGCTCTATTACCAGCAGTAGCATCATCTTTAAAGTACATAATAACATGGCTGTCGCTTTCAGTTGAATATATTTGTTTTGCTTTACCTTCGTATAATAAATCAATGCCTGACATTATATTTATTCCTTTGTGTTATGTTTAGTTCTTTTATGTCATGACTCAATCTACTTACTGTTGTTCATTAGAATAAGTTAGTAAACTTAGTAAACTCTGGATAAGCATTTCCTGTACCTTCGTACATATCAGATCCAACCTCTTCTTCTTTCTTGCCTACTCTAATACCAATTGTCTTGCTTAGTATAAACCACACCGCATATGATGTTGTAAAGACAAAGCCACCGATAATACCGATACCATATAGTTGTGCTAGTATTGTTCCATCCGTATTAAAGATAGGAACCAATAGTAATCCAATTATACCTGCAATACCGTGTACAGAAATAGCACCAACTGGGTCGTCAATTCCCCATTTCTCAAATAAAGTCATAGCACCTGGTATTACAATTCCGCCTAATAAGCCATATAATATTGCAAACTGTGGGCTTGGTGATAAAGGGTCAGCAGTAATAACAACTAATCCTGCCAATGCACCATTTAATGTTACGTTAAGAACAACTCGCTTTGTCCATAGTTTAGATACAATCATTGCACCTAACAAACCGCCTGCGGCTGCCATGTTAGTGTTTACAAAGATTTTACCTAATGCTTGTGCATCAGACATAGTATCGAATTTTAATTGTGACCCTCCATTAAAGAAAAACCAACCAAGCCATAGGATTAACGTACCTAGTGCAACTAATGGCATGTTGTTTCCTGGAATGTTCTTTGGCTTGCCATTTTTATCATACTTGCCATCCCGTGGCCCAATTAATAATACAGCAGCAAGTGCGGCACTTGCGCCAGCCATGTGAACAATGCCAGAACCAGCAAAATCAACAAATCCTAGTCCACTTAAAAATCCACCTCCCCAAGTCCATTGACCTTCGAGTGGATAAATGACTGCCGCAAAAATAGCAGTAAATATCAGAAATGACCATAATTTTTTACGTTCTGCTACTGCTCCTGAGACAACAGACATTGCAGTTGCAACGAATACCATTTGGAAAAAGAAATCAGCATACATGGCATGGCCAGCTGGCTCAATCCATCCATACATAATTTTATAACCGCACAACAAGAATGCAATACTTGCTACTGAAAATAGTGCTACATTTTTTGTTAGTATTTCTGTAACGTTTTTGGTTCTTATTGAACCTGCTTCAAGAGCAGTAAATCCTGCCGCCATCCACATTACCATTGCACCCGATATCAAAAAAAATATCGTGTTCAGTGCATAATTTATTTCTATCAAAATTTAAATCCTTAAGTGTGAGAACGAAGTAAATCTTCTACAGAAAGAAATCTCGCTTCGGATGTTTCAATTCCTTGTCAAGGAATATATTTCTTGAAATTGCCAAACGTATTGGAAATACTTTATCAATCTGAGCAGCACACATTTTTGCTAAATCACGATGCTCCTTCTGAGTTGAAGGATCGGTCCTCAATTCGATGTAGTGAATCCAGCTACGAAGTGTACCATTAACATACAGCCGTGACCATGTGAGGCCTTCGGGTAGAATGGCTCGAACCTGTTCTTTAGCGATATTTTTCTTTAAGGCTTGATCATAGATATCGAAGGACAATTTGATAATCTCGTTTTGCTTATCTTTCCACCACTTATCTACCTCTGGGTCATCGTTCTCTAGAGAGTTCTGGCGATTCTGATAATCCTGCATACGAGTTTCACGCAAATCTCCAATCGTCTCCGTAGCAGCATATCGCTGACTGAATTCCTGGAACGAAAAACTACGATGTCGAAGCAACTGGCGTCCGATATCACGAGTGGTATCTACCTGTATACAGACGTTCACCATCTCAAAAGGCGACCAATGCCTGTGGCGCATGAGGTATTTAATAAGTCCGGCACTTTTCAACGCTGAGATTTGGCTCGTGGGATTGGACACCCTTGCGTAATACGCCACTTGGTCCATGAGAGTTTCGTCCGGACCAGCGCCCATACGCTGAGACCATCCTTCAAGTTTAGCATTTTGACTAGGCATTTATATTATATTCTCCTTACACAATGTTTACAGAATCGAGTCGCCGATACCCAATAATAATCCAATAAGCGCTCCTATCAAGAACGCATCGACATAATTTTTCATAATTATGAAGTCCTTCGTTATAATAGAATTGGTGCGCCTACCAGGACTCGAACCTGGAATGCAAGTTTAGAAGACTAGTGTGATTTCCAGTTTCACCATAGACGCTTTATTCTATCTATAAGAACAATAAACTTAATGATTTGATCTATTCATGTGGCTAGCCTAACTTTGATGCCCAATACCTACGGGTAATAGGGTCAATCACATCATCAACAATAAGTTCGTTCTTATTGAGACCGAAAGCCTCTTCGCCGAAGTCGATGATATCTTCCATCACAGAACGCTCGAAGTCTGTCATAGGAGACAACTTGGCGTTCATCGTTTCAGCATCAACCAACGATTGGCCAAAAATGTCGCCAAGTACTTTAGTCATTACATATCTCCTTAGTGGATGGCTTGAATATCAAGACCAAGTTTTTGATTAGCATATTGGCCAAACAGTCTGAACACTGTTTTGTGGTTAACGTTCATCGATTCCTGAATCTGATAAGCATGAATCATTTCATGAGCGAGAATAGTACGAAATGATTCATATGAATTAAACGTATCGTTTAGACTAAGAATGGTGCCTCGACCATCTTCCTCATCTACACAGGAGCCCCATTCTGTATCAAGGAAGTCGATATCAATCTCAATAGCATCGATATTGAGCAGACCGTCGAACATTTCTTCATTGAGATTGTACATTTCTTCTAGAACAATCTCTTCAGTGACTTCGAAGAGATTCCAACTAGCGATATAAACATCGTGCGATTCACTCATTATCTCTTTTCCTTACTGTTCATACATTAATCAACAAATCCTTCATATGCTTATAGACTCCACACAAAATCCCATGGCGTTACGCCCACAATCGCACATGCAAACATCAGCGCACCAAAGAGCATTACAACACACATGCATGTGTTTTTAAATAAGTTCATATATATCTCTTATTTCATTGCACGAACGAAGCGGCCAACATCGCTATCTTTGAATTGACCGTTCTTAGACCAAGTGCGAAATGCCGAGCATTCAGTGAAGTTGGTTGCACATGAAGTAGCCAACTCGCAAGTGTCGCAGGGAATCTCAGCATCGTTCAGCATCGCTTGAGGCGTCACTTGAGCAGATTTGAAGGCATCGTGGTTGAAGTAGGTGTCAAAACCAATCATATCCATCGTATTTCTCACTTTCGATTTATAGAGAATCATTTCTCTATTTCATAATCATATTATAGACGGTTTAGAGGCAACTGTCAATGCGCATATTGACGCACTTTGGTCTTTTTTTTACTAAAACGTCAGAGAGAACTCTCTCTCATGTTTATAAGTATACGCAATTTGTCACCAAGCGCTGAATGGCCATTCGTTGAAATATTTCTGAACTAACATTTTAGCAGAGATTACTGCCTCGTTACCATACTTCAGTTTAACTAGATTATAATACATAGCCTCATTGAAGTCAATATTTTTATTCTCACAATGTGTGATATATCTCATTGTATATTTCTTTAACGTAATCTCTTCTGGCATTACAAAATCTTCCCTAGTATTTCTGAGCCTGGAATATCCAGTTCTTCTTCTGCGATTATTAACATACCCCAACCACAATTGAAGGTAGATTGAAACTCAACGTGACTCATATAAGAACGACCGAAAAGTTCGCCCCACCAATTGTCATTTAAATAAGACTCCAACACTCCATAATCGAATTTATATGATAACCCATTCAACACTCTAGTCAGATTACCATGAATGCCCCCACCCGTGATATGAGCGCAAGCGTTGATGTTTTGTAAATTGTCCATAATTTCATTAACGTAGATTCGTGTTGGTGTTAAAGGTATTTCATCATATGCAAATAGAGAACGTATCAAACTATACCCATTAGAGTGTGGGCCACTGCTAGGAATGCCTATAATAAGATTACCTGGGCGCACATTCGTTGATAGTTTCTTCTCAACGATGCCCATAGCAAATCCCGCAAGGTCGAACTCACCATTGTGATAACAATCTGGCATCTCTGCTGTTTCACCACCAACTAAATCACATCGTGCTAGGGAGCAACCATCTTTAATACCTTTGATTATATCCATAGACACACCTAAGTCTAGCTTGCCAGTCGCATAATAGTCTAGAAAAGATACTGGTCTTGCACCAACACACAATAAATCATTTACACACATGGCTACCAAATCAATGCCAATCGTATCATACTTTTTAAAATGTTTCGCTATAAGTAGCTTAGTACCAACACCATCTGTAGCAAGAGCAACAGTATCTCCACCAGGAAGTGGTACTGTTGCTGCATATGAGTTGTCGCTGCCAATCATTTTGACAAACTTATCAGCTTTGAATGGATCGATTCCAACGTTTTTATATATTTTATATAACATTATAAGACAATCATCGGGCGATAGCATAAATCAATCCCAAAGTGATTCATAATATTTACCAAACAGTTTAAACCCTTTAGCCATACGTTCTTGATGGGCTTTGCGTCCTTCAGTATCGACCCAAATGGGGGCATCGACGACAAGGGTCCAGTCGAATTTTTCATCTTGGTCTTCGAGCATGTCTTTTACCGTATGATGACCATAGTAATCCTCTTCCCACCAATCACGGCATTTTTGTTCGAATGACCAAATCATTTCGTCTAGAACCCAATGCCAACGAGCAAAGAACTTTTCATCAATGGTGCTGTTCGTAGTATATGATAATAATTCTTCTTCAGTAGGATGTAATCCTGTAGGAACATCTTCTAGGTCCACATCAGGTCCACCGAGTTGAGTAGACTTCAACTGCTTTAGCATAGGAACAATAATATGAGCAAGGGTGCTATCCATACTCCAAGTATCCCATGTGTCAATTTTCACGCTAATTTCTTGATTGGCTTCTGGGGCATCATAAATATACTCTTCAATGCTAACTTTCATCTTGCCCTTTCCTTTTTTCAGAATATACCCTATTATAAAGGGCAGCTAACTTTTTCAGTTCTGGATGTGAGTTGACCCACATACCGGTATCAGGCGAAAACTGCTCTTTAAAGAACTTATCCATTACATAATCATCAGTTAGAATGCTCGTATTCACTTTTTTTGCAAGAGCATCAAACTGGCCATCGCTCATGAGTGAATAGTTTTTCTTCTCATATGCATAAGCAGCAAGGGATAGCCGAATGCGAATGCGCTTCTGATATTCGGCTATGGCGTTGACTGCAACTGATTTGGCAGCGACTTTTGCCTTTGCAACAGTTATCATGTGTTTAGATGGAAGTGGGTCCATTATAGTTCTATGCCTCCCATTGTAGTATCAGTCTTTTCATAGATTACAGAAAAGTCGCATCCTTGCGACGGACAGATTTTAATTCTATCAGGCAGTCCATTGTTGTCTTTGTTTCCAAGTTCACCAGAGATAAAGTAATGGCCAGAATATTCTGGTAATGTTAAATCAAAGAAATTAAAGATGTTTTCTAATTTTTCAATATACTCCTTAGCATCTTTTACAGTATCAAGGACGTCGGGCTCTTGTGACAAGTAGCCTTCGTTAAACATGTTAGTCGAAATGTTGTCAAGCCGGTTAATTATTTCACTCATTATCATCTCATCTTTGTTAGTATCTATTTTCACGACAGATTCGAACTACAATTTCATGTCTTTGCACCCATCGAGACTTCGTATAACCCATCGCTTTTATATCAAATCCAATTTCACCATCAAAGCATTGAGTGTTTTTGATTTGCATCACTTCCCAATCTATCATACCATTTTGCTTGCGTAATTGTCTATTACGTGTACTGACTGGCATTAACTCTACAATATCACCAATTTTGATAGTCATTGATTTTTCTCTTCAGTGATCTTTTGGCATAAATGTGATTAGACGGGCAAGCAGGTTTTCGCTGCAAACGACCAGTGAATGTCGCTTTATTGTTACCTGTATCGGCGGCACTACCCACCTACCTCAGTAACAATTGTATGGAATCATCCGGAGCTACCGGGATAGGTGGACACACAAACACTGTAATGCCTTCATCAAGTTCGGTTTCTTCTGTTATTCCTTTTGATTTTAGATACCCATGCATCAAGCCTTTGATATTTTCACGACCGGGGGGATTAGCACTATGTACAGTATAATCAAAATCTTCTGGCATGTTTTGATTATCTAAATCCTGTTCTACTAACCATTTAGCAAAATCCATTCCAGTAGGAACATTGTCACCAAGATCATGATCAAATGATACATGTGCTGGATAACCGTGTTTTTCAACAATGCTAACTGCTTCAGCAAAACTGCGAGCTATGGTCCAATCGCCATTTTTTGGTGTTCTAATATCATCTAAAAATAAATTATATTTTGTTGCTTCAAGTGTTTCCATTTTCTCTTTCTCTTCTCAGTGTCTATAATAGTTATTATACAGCGGTTCAGTGATGTTGTCAAGTGTTTAGTCAAACTGTTTTCATATGACGCCCAAACACAATCG